CCTAAAGCTAAATCTACTATTATAATTATTACTATTTACACTGTTAACACCTTCATCAACAAAGGGATAATAACTATCAGCTTGTAGCTCAAAGCTTAATGCACCCTTTGGTATTGGTATTATACTTGCTGCTAAACCACCAGTATTATTTGCTACCTTCTTAGTGTAATCTCTAAACTCAGTAGCTAACTGATTAGATACTTTAAGAATAAACTTATCATACACACTGCTAGGTTGTGTAGCATCAGTAACTGGGATACCTAAATTATCATCATCTAGAAAAGTTAAGTCTACAGCCATTATCTATTATGTAATCTTGTTTGTTTCTCATCTCCAAGCTTTATGTAATTCAACCAAAACAAAGTCTTTACATAAGGTTGCTCTGTAATTCTTTCCACACTGCATCCCATTTCTTTGGATAGTCTATGTAAGATAGTGGTCCAAGTGTACCATTCTGAATCTTGTGCTCTTGAATCATTATCATTGTGTTCATCTGTATCCGAGCTGTCTGAATCGCTATAGTAGCTAGACTCTGCTTTTCTAAGTAGTGAAAAAAAAAAGTAAAGAAATTTAAAAACTCATGACCAGGGAAATGTGACTTAAAGATAGTGTATCTCTTAGCAGTAGGATTCAATACTCTACCTCTATCATCTTCTTGACAGTATTCCATTCCATCTTCTACATACATAATAGCTAACACTGATACTGGATCATTGGCTATATCTTCTATCAGCTTTAAGTCAATAATTTGACCAGTGCTGATGTGACTAAAGTCTTTCCTATAGAAATAACTTTTACCTTCTATCTGTAGTACTTCTTTTGGCTCTTGGTATACATAAGAAGTAAGTACACTCATTAGATGACCGCTTGCTTCTTGTACACTGTATAAATCAGCTTTCTTTATATTACTAACTGACTCACCACTAAAGATACTTAGTAGCTGACATTGAAAGATAAGTAAGTCTGTAGCATTATTACTATCCTTAATGCTCTCAGTTATCAGTATCCATTTGCTCAACTGATCAGGAGTGCAGTCCTTTATTGTTTTTGGTAGGTTTAAATTTATCATACTCTGAGTGCCATGTATTTTCCTTTTATACTAAAATCCTTTCTACTATGCCATGCCAGTGCTGTAGCTATCACTCCATCATCATGCAGTCCAGATGGTGCAGAATAACTTACATTCCTTGTATTTGGATTGTAAATATAAGAATAATTATCAAGTTCATCTAGCAACCATTGCTCATTGATTACAGATATTGTTTGCTGTTCAAATGCCACTGCTAGATCTTCTATTATTATTGGCTTGGTCTTAGATGTAGTAACAAATGGATGGATTAGATTTCTACACCTAGTCTGTAACATTTCATAGAATACATCACCTTGATTATTGACCTCTACCAGTGTGACTGCGTTGTACTGCTTAATGATAGTTGCTACCTTATCAATGATCTTACTCCATTCATCATGTCTCCATCTGTTAGCAGTTACCATCTTACCATCTTGATTGATAATTACTAGGACAGTGTAGTCATCTGCTCTACCTATATCTAAGCCAGCATACATCTTATTGGTAGTCACTCCAGTAGATACACAGTTATTAACATTCTTAAAGATACCACTAGCATTGTCAATAAACTCAGCCATGTACTCTTGTCTGAATACAAAATCAGGTAGTGACCTCTTTCTTTCTTCTAACTCTCTAGGATCAATCATTGGATTGTCATAAGAAGTAAAATGAAAGTAAGCATACCTATCATCATAATTATGTTGCATGCATAGCTTATGAAAGTGATTCTTACCTTTGGGTGTAGAGATAAATATTATCTTCTTACCTTTCACCAGGACAGTAGCACTAAGTACTTCATCCCACAGCTCAGGTCTAGTAAAGGCCATTTCATCTACTACCATGTAATCAAAGGTATTACCTCTGATATTATCTGGTCTCTCTCCACTAAAGAACTCTATTGTAGATCCAAAGCCAGTAATCATTAGATCTGATTTATTGAATGAGAATAAACCACTAGCAGATGTAGCTCTTTCCATTTCTGCAAATACTTTTTTACCTTGCTTATAGACTGGTGTTATCCAAGCTATCTTACATCCAGGATCATTGATGGCCCAGTAGAGTAGCTGGTTAATTCCAAGCAAGGTCTTACCAAACTGTCTACCTATATTTAAGCTGTAGTATTTCTCATGACCATGATTAATAGCTTCATGGATTGACCTTTGCTTATCATGCGGTTTGTAACCTTTTACAGTACTCATTCAAAATCAAACTTTTCTACAGTCTTAGTTTCTAATTGCTGGCGATCATGCATAGCTAATCTGTTCTTAGCCCAGAATATTCCTTTACCTTCATTGGCTACTACATCTTCTGAATAAGAGTCTAGTCTTGCTTTAGCTTTTTTAATAGTGTCAGATAATGGATGACTATCATCTTTCTCTATCTCATAAGTATACTGTCTAGTATAGAAATCAAATCCTTTATTAATTAACCAGTGACCTACAAAGTATTTCCATCCAGCTACTTTTCTATCTTTGACTAGAGTAACATCACCTTTTACAGATACATGTTCTTTCTTATTGTTTTCACATTCTATGATGTATTCAGCCACTAGATCTAATAGTTTATCTGAATCTAAATTTTGATATTGGTTAGCCATATTCTAATTATTTTATAAGCAGTACTTAATATAGAAAGTGTAAGGTATTACTTTCAGTTTGACTAGCAATAGCATTAAGTACTTATATTTTTTAAAGTTGTACTTATCATAAGTATCTCTACTACCAAGTCTCATGTTAACAAGTCTGAGCATTCTTTCACCATTATCACCAAGCTTACTAAAGTCAAATTCAGATTTAACTGCTAGTTTTTCTTTAGCTTGTTCTTTCGTAAGCTTACCACTTCTTACTTGTGCTGCTAGGTATACTATTCTTTTATCTATGTTAAATTTCTCAGGTAGAAGGAATGATCCTACAAATTCAGTGTATACATTCTCACAGTGTTTACCACCGTAATCTTTCCAGTTAATAAGTCTCTTCATTTCATCTTCCATAGTGTATCTATCAAAGTTATAGTGAAATGGTCTTAAATTCTTAATACCTATAGCAGCATAAAACAGTTGGTCCTTAAAAGTAAATAGTGGATAATTCATTAACTTAAGACCAGTGTACTTATTGTATACTGATTCAATATATTTAGCATCCATGTAGGTCCATCCTTTTGGAGTTGATCCTTCTGTTCTAAAGTCATGACCATTAAGAATGTACTTGATTCCATTTTTGTAAGCTGTGTCATACATTAGCTTAGTCATTGCTATGTCATTAGGGATATCAGCATCAGGTAGACCAGCAGATAAGAATGCATCATTGAGTCTATCATACTCAGCTTTATTGACTGTGAAATTAATAGAGTCTACATTGAGCTTAAGTATTAACTGCTTCATGTTGTGGATAGCTTCTGGTGCATTCCAATGATTATCAAAGTGTATTACTAGTGGATTTAAGTTCCAGTATCTTACAGCAGTGTAGAGAAGTACAGATGAATCTATGCCACCTGATATGCCCATTATGCAGTCATACTTTTTATCTTTGCCAGCTTTCTTTACTGCTTCAATTACATTCTTTAAATCTTTGGGATTAGCTTGTGATTCTAGCTGATCATGTAGATCACAGTATTCACATTGATGTTCACCTATTTCTGCAATGGATTCATCAAACAGGCATCTAGGACATTCTTTCATAAGTTGTAAATATCGGTAAAATTAATAAGTAATTCATTACTAACAAGTGTAGAATCTAGCTTACCATTCAGGTGCTCATGAAATCTATGTTTATTATTCCACTTGTTAGTAGATATTGATAGCAAAGATACTTCTTGAGTAGAAGGTAGTATCCCTATTTTAATTTGTAAATCAGTAGCTTTTTTCCACATAGAATAATCTAAGCTGTTATCAAGTCTACTATCAAATGGTTGGTAGTTTATTAACTCTAAGAAAGATTTGTTAAGTACTCTACCTATTCCTATAGCTTCATTCTTTCTCATGTTAGTGTATCCATGCCATTCTACTAGTTTAATTGTATCAGATACATCAACAAAGTGACATGTAAGAGATCCTATCAATCCATAATACTTGATGTGCTTTCTAATTTCTTTTATGTATTCATCAGAACACCAGTCACTGCTACCAGCAAAAAGTACAGCATCAGGATTATATTTTTCAGCTGCCATAAATCCAGCATTCCATTTTGCACCTAGTGGATGATTGACATGCTGTACAAATTCAATCTCATACTTCATAGCTAACTCATAAGCTTCTTTCTCATGACCGACTATAATAGGTGTTACCTTCTGCTTTAAAAGTCGCTTTATAGTCATTTCTACTAAAGGAAATCTACCAAGTACAGGTATAGGACAAACAATCTTAATCATGCTTCTTACCTATAAAGTGGATTAATGGCTTTAGTATCTCTTCTTCTGGTATAGAATCAGCTAGCATCTTCATAGCTCTATTTTGACCACTGCTACAGTGCATACAAAGTT